CCCGTTTCAGGCAACTGCGACGGGGTAGCGCATAAACACCAGCGGTGGAACGCCCCTGACGATCTGTTAAAGATCTCAGAAGTTCGAACCAATTATCAGGATCCACGCGTTTGTACACGGGCCTAACAACCCAGCCATAAACCTCAGGAACTTGATAATCTGGATGCATGCGCATCCGTATACCAAGTGAGCGATTCATAACTGTCTCGTTCACATGACTGCGAAACCAGCCTAATAAGCCGGGATTAGCGGCGTACCAAGTCAGCACCTCCTTTGAGTCCTTGTTCAAGGGAACCCAGGTGTGGCGATGAGAGGCATAGGGAAGTCGGCCATAACGGCCTTCAACCTTCTGCTTTATCAGGTCAGCAACAGTCCAGTAACCAGCTTGATGAAGTGAGTTGGATAAACTCACCCATCCTGCTAATTCGCTGGCATTTAGTATATTACGCTGACACCATGTGGTCCGCATTCGGATAGGTGTGACATCGACGCCTTTATAGGCGTCGCACCCGCAGGATTCTCGAAAGAATCCTGCCACGCAGCATTTATCAAGGTTGAATTTTAATCCAACCCGAGGTAAACACTGCAAAATCGTAAGGTAGTCTTCCTTACGACATATGATGTCATCGCCGTAAACAAACACGCTACGAGCTGCTTTACGCAGCGAATAGCCGAATGTTAAACGGAGCACGGCCACAGACAACGCCCAGAAACAAAGCGCCTCGACAGGAAAGCATAATGCTGACCCCATCGGAGCAAACTTCGCTAGAGGGACATATGTCCCGTCCGGCAGGCGTGTGCCACTACTACGAGTTGCTTTTAGAGCAGCCCATAATCGTGTTTCTCCGAATAGTTCTTCAACTAAACGGAGTGACACACGGTCGGAAGCGTCTTTCATATCTAGAGTTACCCACTTTTGAGTGAGAGACCCCTTAAGAGCAAGCCTTCTATTGATAGATTGGTCGGTGAAATTCACCTGCCCTCTTGTCAACGGATAGGTTTCGACCACGTCATAAAGACGCGCACGAAGCCCTTGCTGTATCCACTGGACTTCCAATGGTTCACAGGATATCAGACGAGGACCCCTAGAGTCTTTCGGCACAAGCACCACTTTCGCGGTGCCTGCTTCTAAGACTTGTAGGTCTTTGATCCAATCTAGTTCGTCACAGATATGACCAGCACCCGCGGTAAAGTACTCTGTAAAAGAGTACTGTTCCTCGAGACTAGTGTAGAGCCGGTTAAACTTTCGTTTTTCCCAAGCTTTTTCACCTGTTGAGACAGAACCAGGACCGTGACCAGGGATAATATCCCTAGGGTCGATCCCACAGCATATACGAGTAATTAATTTCCTCGCAAGTGCTAGAACTGGACTCACTTCCGAATCGAAATCGCTTATTATGGCGATTTCCCTTTCGGTTTCAATGAAGAGGTCAAGAACACCACGTTCTTGACTTTCACTGTATGGCAGCTTCAGCTTGTAGGCAAAACCTACGAGCTGTCGCACGTGCTTCAGTGCGGTTATATCCGGGTTATCCCGGATATGTCCATTATCAGAGAACACTCTGCTAAGCAACCACCCGAGAAATCGGGGAATTGCGGTACCTGGAATTAGTTTAAAACCAGATACTTGTAGCGGAGACTCGCTTGTTAAGGCCTTATCAAAGGCCTTTCCGAGTTTTGGGAGGGTTTTCGTAAGGAACGAAACGCCCTCAGCATCGAATCGAGACTGCATGGTTTGCAGGTCAAGACGATGTTCTCTGGACTCAGGATAACACTGAGCTATATCACGATATAGTTGCATAGTCAGGGAGAGG